CCTCGACTTTCGCCTCATGCGCGCGCTGCTGGGCATCGGCAATCTGCGCATCCATCTCCTCGGTTGAGACGTGCGCGGCCGTGAACTGCGCTAAGACGTCGGCCGCGTGTGTGGCGTGCTCGGCCATGCGCGTTTCGGCCGCCTTGAGGGCTTCACGAATCGCCTCGACCGTCTTCGCGGTGCGATCGTCGTCGTTATCCTTGGGAGCTGCCGGCGCAACAGGCTTCGGATTGGGCGCCACTTGCTTGTCGACGATCTCGTTAATGCGATCCGCGGGCGACATATTCATCGGCACGAGGAACACATCCCCACCCTTCGGCAACGGGTCCATGTTCTCCAGCTCGCAGATGCGATTCGCGGAGAGCCAGCCCCATTGCCGCCCGACCGCATACGCCTGGTAGCGGCTCGCCAGATCCCCGCGCAACACGCCTTCGATCTTGTGCTCCGCCGTCTGAATCATCCGCTCCGATGGCGCGATCAACTTGCGCTTAATCTCCTGCTCCCATCGCACGCACCACGGCCGCAACGTGTCCGAGTAGTACTCGATCCCCTGATGCTCGATGTTATTATTCGTGCTTCTCAAGAGATGCTGCACCTTATGTGGCGGCATCCGGAAGTACCGGCAGATTTCCTCCACTTGGTTCAGGCGGGTTTCGATAAATTGTGCATCGTTCGGCGGAATGCCGAGTCGCTCGTACTTCGCTTCATTGCCGAGCAAGAGGAATTTGTGCGCGCGATCAACGCCCTGATGCTGGGCTTCCATCTGCTCGCGGAAACTTTTCTTCGCTGGTTCGGTCAGTTGTTCTTTCAGGGAAATGACGCCGCCGAAGGTTTGCCCGTTGCCGAAGAACGTCCCGCCGAAACGCTCCGTCGCCAAGGCCAAGGCGATTGCTTCGCGTGCTTGCGCAATCAGGTTGTAGCCGACGGTGCCGTCATAGCCCAATCCTTGAATGTGCAGCATGTCCTCTGCGGCGATGCGATCCATCCCGCCATCCAGCCGGGACACCTCGTAATAGAGGCGATATGTGCGGACATCGCGCCTGACTGTCACGCGGTCGGGTGTGATCGGCCACAGCGCCGCCGGAGCGCCCGCGCCGTCTCGGACGATCTCCGAGTAGCCATTCCCCCACGTCAGCGCATGCGCTTGCACCATTCCACGAAACGTCATCGAGGACATCTCGGGATTGGGCTCATCGTGGAGGAGTCGATAGAGTTTGTGCGTCGTTAAGCGCTGTTTGCCGCCATTGGGGAGGTTCTTATAGAGAATCAGCGGCAATGAGGCCACATCGGTGCTGATGTTGTTCACGCACGCCCAGACGGTCGAGTACGTCAAGGCGGAGGACTCACTGACGGACACGCCGGTACTGGTAGCCGGTGACGCCCACAACCGCGCAAGTTCCGGCGAGCTCGAGGTGAGCGGACCCGACCACACGCCGCGTTTTTCCGCAAAGCCCACCAGCGCGGCCGTGATCGCTGCTAGCGGACGACCAACTAGAGATGTTTGATTCATAGGTTTAGACCCACGCTGCGATCATGGCGTGCCGATGGTCGCCGGCATGGCGATCCATCCGATCGATGGCCATGATCAACGCGACCACGCCATCAATGCGCTCTGTCGAGACTTTTTTGGACGGTTTCAGATTGCCGGTCGGATCGGTTTCCACCGACACGTTCCCGACATTCCACCGCAATACCGGCGAATCCCTGCCGCATCGACACACACGTAAAGCCATCCTGACCCTCAAGCTGCGCGACCAGCCCGGCCGCATTCCACGGATCGAACGCAATCTCCCGCACGTCGAATTCCGCCGCCCACGCGTTGAGCTGTTTCCGCACCGCCTCGTAATCGACGATGTTCCCCGGTGTCGCCGTGAGATAGTCCTCACGTGCCCACGTCCCATACGGCACGCGATCCCGCGTTTCCCGGTCCCGAATCGACTCCTGCGGGACGAAGAAGTGCGGCAAGACCGCAAAGCCGCCGTCCTCATCCGGAAACACCGCCACGAGCGCCGTGAGATCTTTTGTCGTGCTCAAGTCCATGCCGATGTAACACTGCTGGCCTCGGAGCGTTGCGCGATCGATCCCCTCTTTCGGGCGACAGGCATCCCACGCCGGCATGCTGATCCAGCGCGAGGCTTGCTCGGTCCACTGGTTGAGATACAGCCGCCGGAACGTGTTCTCCTGCGCCGGGATCTCTTTCGCTCGCGCGGCGGCCACGCGCATCTCTTCGAGACTGCGGAAGTCGCCCAATGCCGGGTTCGCGTGCTTCCAGACCTTTTCATCGGTCCAATCCGCATCGACGGGCGCCTCGTAGAGAATCGGCAGGAACGTCGGATCAAGGGATGGATTCTCGGCGACCTTCTTCGCGTGTGCGTAGAGCTCCCACAAGATTGAGTGCCGGTCATAGCCAGCCGTGGAGATCGCCAGCATTAACGGTTGCGAGCGCGCACCTTGCGACGTTGTCAACACGTCGTACAATTCCCGGTTCGGCGCCGCATGAAGCTCGTCGTAGATGATGACGGACGCATTGAACCCGTGTTTGCTGTACGCCTCTGCGGAAATCGCGCGGTAGAACGAGCCGCTTTTGCGATGGACGATCCGTTTCATCGAATCGACGATCTCGCACTGGGCGAGGAGTTCGGGATCATTGCGAATCATCTGTGCGGCGACGTTAAAGACCAGCGCCGCCTGATCTTTATCCGCCGCGGCCGAATAGACTTCCCCGCCGATCTCGCCATCGAAGAGCAGGAAATACACCGCGAGCGCCGCGGCGAGTTCGCTGTTGTGTGTCGGGACCATGCCCTCGCCGGCGAGATACAAGCGTGACGGCGAATCCACCTGAATACAACGCACCGGCCGAGACTCAACTGGCTCGATCGACTGGACGTAATGACCTGACGAACGCGTTGGCGTTTTGGGGATGGGTTTTTGGCGGTGCGACTTCCGCTCAATGCTAAACACGGGCGTACCCGCGAATGCCCAAAACTGAATCCGATACTTCGCCCCACAATCGCGCCCGTCCATCGTGGCCCGACCGACCGAGCATGACGCCTTCATGCCGAGACCACGAATTAGCTCAAGGGCATCCATTGCTAAGTCCGCATAAATCGTCGTCAATTCGCACTGACCAGCAATCGAGCAGTAGCCGTCCGTATCCATGAGCCCGCGTAATAGCGCGATACGCTGCTCGGCACTCGCCCGCTGATAGATGGCCGGGATACGCTTGGCCTCTAGAAGCCCCAGCGCCCGCAACCGAGCCTGCACGCTCATGTCTCGCCCGGCCTGCGTCCGATCTCCACCGAGCCGAGCTTCCCATCGGCTCCGCTTCACCGGCACACCTTCGGCTTGGATGGCGGTGTAGACTTCTTCGTCTTCCGACGACAACGACGCGCCATCGCACCGACCATCGCCTAACCACGCCCCGAGTGTGTAGGGCGGAATTGGCAACGCGACCGCGGGGAGGTCGAGCGCAGCAGCAATACCAATCCGGCAACTCGGCTTCATCTCTGCTGTCGTCACAATGCGCGGCCGCGCCCAATCTCGATGCCCCGCCATCCATTCATGCTCGGCGTCTGCAACGATCGCGGTGCCGTCTCCGAATGTCACGCGATGGCACGGACGGTCATGCTTGATAGGCCCGACTGCCACAACATTACAAACGCGGCCACGCTCATTAAACACTGCGTCTCCGGATTGAAGATCGCCCATTGCCACCCAACCGTACGGCGTAGGGATCGGCGTGTTCAACTCCAACGCCTTGCCGTTCTTCCGTGGCAGCATCAACAGACACTGGCGATACTGCCGCAGCCCGTCCTTGCGCGTTATGAAGAGTTTCTTCACGATCGCCTTTTGCCACACACGGAGATCAAAGGACTGCTGCGCGAACGGCCCCTTCGTATGCGTGAGCTGATTAATCAGCCGCACCGCGCGATCCGCCTTGGTTTCCTTCTTCACGCGAGTGCGCCTTCCCACTTCGACTTCGGTGCCTGAGGTTTCTGGACGCTGATACGTGCCCGGCCAACGGGCTCGAGGCCGAACTTCTCGTAATAGGGACGCAACGCGGCGGCGGTATCTCGCTCCAACTTCAAGACGGCATCGATCACTATCTCCATGCGCGACGCTGGATCGCTGGCGTCTTCCGGCTGCGCGCGGAATGGTTGGAACGTCGGATTCCCCTTACTCGCCGACGCGAGCTCAAGCGTCGCCTGCAGTTCACAGAACGTGGCGAACGCTTTGCGATCCGCGATCGTCAACGTGCCCATTGCGACGCAAATCGGGGCCATTTCTTCCCAAATTCCGACGGCATTCTGTGATAACGTAGCCGGCTTGATGACGTCTCCCGCTGGCGGCTTCGGTTCACGCGCATTGAACGGACGTTTCCCCGGATTGCCCTGTAACACCCTTAGGGCTGTGGGTTTCGGCCTGCGTCCAGAATTATGATTTCCCATTTAGGCTCAACGCTTTGGAAGGGGCGAAAGTCTCACTTTCGCTGTCAAATAGTTGGCTTCAGCTTTACAG